ATGGGGTCACAAGGTCACTTCTGAGTTGGCCCATGGTTTGGCCGCTGACTTGATCACTTCTTAATCGAAGGTAAACGGAAAGGGCCAGGGAAACTTGGCCCTTTTTTTAACATGATTCACAAAAGACTATTTAGCGAAAACAAAGATCAAGGCATCAAGCGCATCTGGCATGAAAATGCTGATACTGGCGATGTGACCATTGAGACCCAACAAGATGTCACAGCGGTGATTGAGGCCAACAAGGCCATCTATAACGCTGTGGATGAGAAAGCCAACTGGACTGGTGAGTGGCACTTGGTGGCATCCATCCCCGAATCCCTTTTTTACAAGATGAAGGCCGAGGGCAAGATCGATGACCAGGAGTACATGAAACGCTGGCTCAACGACTCCGACAATAAATTTTTTAGAACTCGCCCTGGACAAGTATGAATTACATTGCAGTCTGCACACCGGCCCGTGATCAGGTCCACACAAATTACACATATTGCATGGTCAATATGGTGGCTTATCACACACTCAACACTGAAGACGCTATCAGTCTGAAATTGATGCAAGGCACGATTATTCAAAACCAAAGGGCTGACCTTTGCTTGGATGCCATGGCCGAAGGCTGCACCCACATTCTTTTCATTGACTCGGACATGACATTCCCACAGGACATGGTCCAGCGGCTCTTAAAGCACGACAAAGAGATTGTGGCTGCCAACTGTGCCAGACGCAGAATGCCCACCGGCCCAACTGCCCAGAACTATGACGAGAATGGCAAGCGCCAGGCGGTCTACACCATGCCAGAATCTACTGGATTAGAAGAGGTGGGAAGCATTGGCACTGGCATAATGCTGATCAAGCGCGAGGTGTTTGAGGGCATGAGTGAGCCATGGTTTGATATGCCATGGCAGACCACACGGGGCTACATGGGAGAAGATGTGTTCTTTTGTAAGAAAGCTCAAGAGCTGGGCTACAAGGTTTACATCGACCATGACGTTTCAAAGGAAATTGGCCACATTGGCACGTTTGAATTTCGCCATGAACACACTTGGATTGTGAAAGAAGAGATGGAAAAAGAGGCCCAATAATGGCACTGACAACCTATACAGAGCTGAAGACATCCATTGGTGACTGGCTTAATCGGTCGGACCTAACCACGGCCATTCCTGACTTTATCTCTCTGGCCGAGGCACAAGTGGAACGCACACTGCGCACCAGGCAGATGATTGTCAGGGCCAATGCTTCTTTTGACGCCCAATATGGCGCAGTGCCAAGCGACTTTCTTGAGACCAAATCTTTGAAGCTCACAAGCACCAATCCCCAGACCCCATTGCAGTTTTTGAGCATTGATGCCTTGGACAATGAGGCAGCCAATTACACGGCCAGCGGCAAGCCAAAATTCTTTGGTGTTGTTGGTGGCCAGTTTAGAATTGTCCCAACACCAGATAGTAACTACACGACCGAGCTGACCTATTACGCCAAGTTAACAAAGTTATCAAGCAGTGTGGCCAGCAACTGGCTTTTGTCATCGAGTCCTGATATTTATCTGTATGGGGCATTGCTCCAGGCTGCACCATACTTGCAAGATGATGCGAGAATCCAGACATGGGCAACGCTCTATGAGCGAGCCTTAAACGATTTACAAACTGCCGATGATCGCGGTGCATCTTCTGGTGGTGCATTGCTGACCCGTGCAAAGACTTTTGGATAAGGACTAGACCATGTCATCTTTTACCGACTACACCGAAAACCTAGTTTTAAATTGGGTTTTCACTACAAATTCGGCAACCCGCCCCACTGCCTGGTATGTTGGCCTTTTCACGGCTACGCCCAGTGACACGGGTGGCGGCACTGAGGTGTCTGGCAGTGGCTACGCACGGGTAGTGACTGGCACCATCTCCGGCTCTGGCACTGCCACGACATTCACCAATGCAGCGGCCATCGAGTTTGCAGCTGCTTCTGGTGGAAACTGGGGATCAGTGGGATGGGCCGGCATCTTTGATGCAAGCACATCAGGCAATCTATTAGCCTGGGCGCCATTGACCACAGCGCGCACCATCAATGATGGCGATGTCTTGCGCATTCCAGCCACATCCTTGAGCATCACTTTGGCCTGATATGGCAGCCTATGGATCGGGGAATTTTGGTGTTGGCCAATACTCTGATCCGAGGGTAGGCTACGGCTACGGCTCTTACGGCAAGGGCAATTACTCCAGAGGCACATTTGAGCCTCAAATAATTATTTCAGACACCAGCACCATGGCGGTGTCTGGTAGAACTGTATCAAACGCCCAATTTGAGATTTTTGACCAGTCCACTATGGCGGTGGCTGCCGTCAGGTATGTGTCTGCTGCAATAGCAATTACATCCACCAGCACAATGGCGGTCAATGCCAATAAGACATTAAGTGGCGCTTTCTCAATAACTGGCACAAGCACCATGGCCGTGGCGGCCAATAGGCTGACAACTGCATCAGCCGCAATCAGTGACACAAGCACCATGGCCGTGGCTGGGGTGCGTTATGCGGTGGGTGCAGCCGCCATCAGTGACACCAGCACCATGGCCGTGGCTGGTCTCAGATACGCCATTGGCGCGGCCAGCATCATAGACACATCGACACTGACAGTCGGCACAAGTATTCTTGGCAATTCTGGTTTTGCCATTATTGGCACAAGCACTTTGGTGGTCAATGCGCAGCGCAGGCAGCCTGGTGCAATTGCATTTACAGAATCGTCATCCATGGCGGTCAATGCAAGACTAAAATGGGTAGCAGAAAGTGACACGGCAGAAAGTTGGTCTGGGATATCTGATAATTCAGAAACTTGGACACCAATCTCTGACCAGTCAGAAACATGGACTGCAATTAGTGATTCAAGTGAAACTTGGACTCCAATTGCTGATAATAGTGAATCTTGGCAAATTGCCGCATGAGGTGAAAAATGGCTGATACAACCACCACGAATCTATTGCTTACCAAACCAGAAGTTGGTGCATCTACCGACACCTGGGGAACAAAGATCAATACCGATTTAGACAGCATTGACGCGCTGTTTGACGCTGGTCCAGTGCTAAAAGTCACAAAAGGCGGCACTGGTGGCGCTACGGCATCAGCAGCCAGGACAGCACTTGGCGTGGCCATTGGCACTGATGTGCTGGCCTATGACTCCAACTTGCAGAGCTTTGTCACAGCATTCACATTGCCCACAGCTGACAGCACGGCCAACTATGTCCTCAAGACTAACGGGTCCGGCACATTAGGTTTTGCTGCTGCTGCTGCTGGTGACGCGACACTTGCAGGGACACAGACCTTTACTGGCACAAATACTTTCTCTGGCTCATCAAGCGCCATTGCGATGGTGCTGAACGATACGGCAGAAATTGCCACAGTATCAGCGACAGCAGCCACAGGCACAATCAACTATGACATCACCACGCAATCTGTGCTGTATTACACCAGCAATGCCAGCGCAAACTGGACAGTTAACTTTAGAGCATCAAGTGGGACAAGTCTAAACACGGCAATGTCCACAGGTCAATCAATGACTGTGGCTTTCTTGGTGACTCAAGGTGCTACTGCTTACTACAACAACGTGGTTCAAGTGGATGGCACAACTGTGACCCCTAAGTATCAAGGCGGTACAGCGTATGCGGCTGGTAATGCAAGCTCAGTTGATGTGTATATGTACACAATCATCAAGACAGGCAGTGCGGCATTTACTGTGTTCACTTCACAGACTAAGTTTGCTTAAAGGAAAACCATGCCATTAGTACAAACAAGGGGTGCGGCTTCTGCTCAAGGCTTTGGTGAGTTTGCACAGGCGGCTACTGCTGTTAACTACATTGAGGATGTGTTTAGCACATACCTTTACACAGGAACTGGTGCGGCTCAAACAATCACTAATGGAATTGATTTATCTACCAAGGGTGGTTTGGTTTGGTTAAAAGGTAGAGATTACGCACAAAGCCATGGGTGGTTTGATTCTGCTAGGACAAATGGTCTTACACAATATATTCAAAGTGATAGAACAACAGCTCAACAGTCTGATGGAACACCTAACCCAGGAATTACATTAAACACAACTGGTTTTACGAGAAACGCTGGTTCTTACTTTGGTGGTGCTGGCGATGGTTCTGGCTCAACTTATGTCTCATGGACATTCCGCAAGCAACCAAAGTTCTTTGATGTTGTGACTTATACAGGGAATGGTTCTACACAAAACATTGCTCACAATCTTGGTTCTGTACCTGGGTGCATTATTGTTAAACGACTTAACAATGCAAGCAATACAGGATGGCCCGTTTATCACCGATATGATTATCAACAACATGGTTTTTTAAATTTAGACAACGGTTTTACTGGCGCTCAAGAAGAAACTTGGTTTGGTAACAATGTTATATCTGTTGCGCCTACTAGCACGGTTTTTACAGTTGGTAATAATCAAGACATAAACGCTAATACCAATACGTATGTTGCATACATATTTGCCCACAACGCAGGAGGCTTTGGTCTAACTGGTACAGACAATGTGATTTCGTGTGGGTCGTTTACGACTAATGGTAGCGGTGTTGCGACAGTTTCATTGGGGTATGAGCCTCAATGGATTCTTGCTAAACCTTCTAGCACCACAGGCGGCTGGTTAATGTATGACTCAATGCGTGGTTTCACCAATGGGGGAGCGTCAAATGAATGGCAAGAATTGGTTGCAAACAGTAGTGGCGCAGAAAGTGCCGCTGGAGTTCCTAACGGAGGCCCAACTGCAACGGGATTTATAACAGGTGGGTTTCAATCAAGTGTCACTTACGTCTACATAGCCATTCGTAGAGGCCCAATGAAAGTGCCTACGAGTGGGACTAGTGTGTTTGGCTTGTCTGCTAGAACTGGTACTGGTGCAAATGCAACTGTTACTGGTGGTCAGACTGATGATGCTGTGTTGATTAAAAATCGTGGTTCAGCAGTAGCATCTTTATTTTCTTCAAGACTTACTGGAACTGGGTATCTTGTAACATCATCTACTGCGGCTGAAGTAGCGGCAGGGACAACCATACTACAAGCTAATCCTTGGGATGTAATGGATGGTGTCAAAGTTGGCACTACTTCAACAATTACAAATGCAAGTTCAAACACATTTATAAATTATTTGTTTAAACGCGCCCCTAGCTTTTTTGATGAGGTTTGCTATACAGGAACGGGAAGTGCTACGACATTTAGCCACAACTTGGGTATAGTGCCTGAAATGATGATTGTAAAAGGGCGTTCTGGAACAACAGCATGGCAAGTATATGCAAGTGCATTGGCAAATACAGAATATGTTGTTTTAAATACCACAGCCGCTAAAGCAACAGGTGCTACACGCTGGAACAGTACAACGCCAACAACTTCTGTTTTTAGTATTGGAACTGCGACAGAGGTCAATACTTCTGCCGCTACTTATGTTGCTTACCTTTTTGCAACCTGTGCAGGTGTTTCTAAGGTTGGTTCGTACACAGGAACAGCCACAACAAAACAAATTGACTGTGGCTTTACAAGCGGGGCTAGGTTTGTTTTGATTAAACGAATGGATACAACTGGCGACTGGTATGTTTGGGACACAGCACGAGGAATTGTGAGTGGTAATGACCCCTATATTCTTTTAAATAGCACAGCCGCTGAAGTAACAAACACCGACTACATTGACACATACAGCGCAGGGTTTGAGTTAAGTTCAACTGCGCCAGCCGCTTTAAACGCATCAGGTGGCACATACATCTTTTTAGCAATTGCTTGAGGTAATTAAAATGCAAATCAGAATTCAATCAACAGGCGCAGTAATGTACGAAGCAGAATTTCGTGCATATCAACAAGCCAATGGTGGCCCATCATGGGACATAACAACAACTGAAGTCTTAACGGCTTTGGGTGCTGATGTAGTCTTTGAAGGCGCACAAGCATCTGGCGGTACTGTTTACCAATACTCTCAAGCCTCTGGTGTTGAGCAAGTAGATGGTAAGTGGTACACAAAGTATGTGCTTGGCCCTGTCTTTACAGATACTATTTTTGAGGGCGTAACAACCACAGCCCTTGAGCATGAGACTGCCTACAAAGCCGCTAAAGATGCTGAACAGGCTAAGTCTGTGCGCTCCACACGCGACAGTAAATTGGCTGAATCTGATTGGCGAGTCATTAAGGCTGCTGAGACTGCAACAACACTGGATGCAGCCTGGGCCACTTATCGCCAGGCTTTGCGTGATGTGACTGGCCAGTCTGGTTTCCCTTGGACTATTACTTGGCCTGATGCGCCATGACACAAGAAATCACCCACAAGCAAATCTACGACAGGCTGGTTGAAGTCGAAAGCAAGGTCGATAGCATAGACAAGAACACTAAAGGTCTTGTAGAGGCTTTTGATGCCTTGCAAGGTGCTTTTAAAGTCTTGGGATGGATTGCTTCTGCTGCCAAGCCTATTCTGTGGGTGGCTGGTCTAATCATGGCGGCTGGTGCTGTCTGGCAGACTTGGATTAAAAAATGAAAGACTGGGCTGTGGCTTTCACTAGCGCAGTCCTTTTTTGCATTACTGTCGTCTGGTGTTTTTACATCATCGTTTGGGCTATGACGTGAAATGGGTGGCTGCACTTGTTTTAACTTTAGCACTTCACTCTACTGGTCAAGACCTTTGCAGTGTCAGGGGTTTCTACTCAATTGCCTGGGGCATCCATGACCCGACTGAGAGACACAGAAAAATGGTTGAGTGGCTTACAAAACATCAGACATTGTGCAAAAGTACAGACTTTATCGTCATCTGGAATAACTTGAGTGAGTGGGCGGGTAATTCAGACTCGCATGAAATAAGAGCATTGGTCATATCTGGGTATAAAAACGCAATACAGAGGGAAAAATGATTGACACAATTAAATTATTTCCAACTGTGCAGCCATCAGGATATCCAAATAGGCATGACCTTGCTCAAGTGAAACTAGAAAAACAGCATGAAATGAATAAGGCAAATGAATTGGCCAAGAAAAAACAGGGTGAATTGCAAGACGTAGCGTTTGAGATTTACACTAAAAAAGTTGTTCAAGAAAGACTCCGCATGGAGATATTTCAGAATCGTAAATTAGACTTATACGCATAAGGATAAACAACATGGACATGAAAGAAAAATTGACGTTCATTGTGACCATTTTGGTGGCAATCACTTTGTGTCTTTGTCTGCTGGCCATGGTCGGTGCATTGCTTGTCGGTCTATGGTCAAAAGAAGTCGAAAATGCAGAAATCTTCAAAATGCTCAGTCCGGCACTAATGACCATCCTCGGTGCTTCTGTCGGTGTTCTGGCTGGAGTCAAAATGTCAACCAAAAATAAATGTAAGGAATGCGATGTTTGATATTCTTTCTGGTGGCCTTTTAGGCTCCATCTTTGGCGGTATTTTCCGCATGGCCCCAGAGGTCTTGAAATACTTTGATAAAAAGCATGAACGTCTGCACGAGCTAAATATGTTTGCGCGCCAGTGCGACCTGGAGCAAATGCGCGGCCAAATGAAACTTGCAGAGATTGGCGCTCAACGTGAGGCAGCTGTCGATGTGGGTGTCATGGATGCCTTTAACAGCGCCATCCAGCAGCAGGCCGACATGGTCAAGGCAGCCGGTGGATGGGCCGCATCTTTATCCGCATCAGTCCGGCCCGTGGTCACATACTGGGTTTTGTTTGTGTGGAGCTTTATCCATGTCTGGTTTGCATGGAATGCCTGGCTTGCTGGCGCTCTGCCAATAGAAGTGTTCAAGACAATGATGACTCCAGACTTCTCGGCCTTACTGGCTGGGACCATCAACTTCTGGTTTCTTGATCGCACATTGGCCAAGCGCGGATTATGAACTTAGAGCTGGCCGCATCACTTTGTCGCCAGTTTGAGGGCTATCGGGCCAAGCCCTATCTTTGCCCAGCTGGTGTGGCCACCATTGGCTACGGCTCAACCTATTACGCTGACAAGCGCAAGGTGACATTGGAAGACCCGCCAATGGATGAGCCAACTGCCAGAGCTTTGCTGATGATTGAGCTGGAGCATACCTATCTGCCAGGGGCATTAAGGAACTGCCCCGTACTGGCCACAGACGAAAGGAAGTGCAATGCCATTGTTGACTTCTGCTACAACTTAGGCATTGGCCGGCTTCAGACTTCCACCTTAAAGCGAAAAATCAATGCCGGTGACTGGGAAGGCGCTCAAGAGCAGCTCATGCTCTGGACCAAAGGTGGGGGCAAAGTTTTGCCTGGTCTATTGAAGCGCAGAAAAGCTGAGTGCTTGCTTTTAAATTAAATTGACATAAAAGTCATATAAGGTGTTGATATGTCAAACATTCCTACACCAGAAGACTCCGCGCTTTTTGCACAAAGTGTGCGGAAATGGCAGCAAGTGCTTAATCTTGGCGACTGGCGTATCGAGAAGGGTCTGAAGCCTGCAAAGAATGCCATGGCCTCTGTGGAATTCAATGAAGGGGCCAGACTGGCCACATATCGTTTGGGTGACTTTGGTGCTGAAAAGATCACCCCAGAATCTTTAGACCAGACGGCCCTGCATGAATTGCTTCATGTCTTTTTGCATGACCTCGTGACTGTGGCTCAAGACCCTAAGTCATCTCAGGATGAGATTGAGGCTCAAGAGCATAGGGTGGTCAATCTGCTTGAAAAAATACTCTTTAAGGATTCCAATGGGCGCCCATAACGAAACTTGCACGGACATGGAATTTATCCAGCTGTGGGGTGAACTTCAGTCTGCCCAAAAAATGGCAGATCATCTTGGAATAAACACCAGGGCCGTTCATTTGCGCAGAAGGTGGATTGAAGAGCATTACAAAATGAAACTTAATGCCAAAGACCATCGAGGTGCTTTGTATGACAAAAACAGACCCAAGTCATTTAGTCCACTAAAGCA